CTTAGAACTTCCTGCGCAACCTATTCCGTGGTGTAAAGTCGATCCTGAAGGTCTTCCTAAACCCTTGTGGCCGTTAAGGCCACTCATCAAGGGTGATCGGATTTCCAAAAGAATCGCCCTAACTATCGCGAGATCATATGAACTTATAAAGTTACCCGTTGATTATCATCCAGCGTCTATCGAGAAGGACGCCCGAAGGGGCGAAACCTATCAAGAAACAACGTTGGAATTTAAACAATGGTTAACTGAATTCGTTCATAGATACCCGTGGTACTTAGGTTCTTTACACAAGCTTGATAGCTATGAGCCAAAGGTGTTTACTACTTTAGCAATGGGTCCAAATGGACCTGCTGTTAGTAGTGCACATCTTGACGCAAAAGCTGTCACATCAGATCCTGTTCTGTTTTCATCAATTAAGTGACTTAACAATGCTTTACAGCAAAGTTGGATCACAAAATGGATGGAGAACATGGCAGGAACTGTTGATGGGAAGAACCAATGGATTACTGGCCGCTTAGGATTTATTCCTGAAGCGGGTGGTAAGACAAGGGTTTTCGCCATAGCTGATTACTGGACTCAAGCAGCGTTAAAGGTTTTACAGATTTCTCTGTATAACACCCTAATGTCAATAAGTACAGATGCCACTGCAAACCAAAATAAGGGGTTTCAATCCCTTATCAAGGAAGCAAATGGTAAATGTACATATTGCTTTGACCTCACATCAGCTTCTGATCGTATTCCTGCAGAAATGCAGAAATATAGACTAGAACTAATGGGAGGCAAAGAGTTAGGTGATGCTTGGCATTCAGTAATGACGGATCGGACCTTTTTAGTGAAGGCCACAGGACGATACTTGAGGTGGAAGGTAGGTCAGCCTTTAGGCTTACTATCTTCTTTCCCATCTTTCGCACTGTGGCACCACGACATCATCCAGTTCGCCTATTTTCGATGTTGAAGACGTAGAGGTTTACCTCTAGCCTTCTTCAAAGAATATAGGTTACTTGGTGATGACGTAGTGATATTCAATAAAGAGGTAGCCAGTGAATACCAATACCTGATTGAAGAAATATTCGATATTCGAATAAATCTTAAGAAATCAGTTATAGGCAATTCAAAGAATTCCCAAATAGAGTTTGCCAAAAGGCTTGCTCTAAGAGGAGTCGAAGTAAGCTCAGTCAAACATAATATATTGACTAAGTCTGGCATTTGAAACATGCTAGACCTAATCGATATTATGTATGAAAGAGATTACCTCGACGCAGATACCGGTCATTATGGTCGCTATCCATTCTTAAGTTCAAAAGAACAGACGCTGTTTAACTTCATGGTTTGGGTTAGATCAAACTGTGATGCCCCCTTTGAAATACAAGGGGTAACACCACCTTGTTTGATCCTACGTGAGGAATTTAACGAAAAGTTAAAAACCAAGCGTATCCAAAACCTTATGGAGAAAACAACTCTAATAGATAGTATGCTCGGAAGGAATAAAACCCTTTCAGAGTACTATTTAAAGAGGTCGCTACCCTATAATGCAAGGGCGCTAGGCCTAGAAAATCTAAATATAGATGGACTAGAGCTTCACCCACTTGTGTGGGCCATTAATCAGACCGGTTTAGACCTTAGCATTGCGCTATCGACTATCTGGGATGAACAATGTCCAGACGTGTCTCCTGTTGAGTATTTGCCAATCGTGAGTCTCAAGAGTTACTTCGAAACTCCCCGTAAGGGAAGTAACGAGTATCTCTCAAAACTCATCCTTAGCGTCTTCAATGAGCTAGGTGATGAAACCTAACAAATGAAATACTTCTTACAAACCGTTGCGACCTATGGTCGCAGAGGGATTTGATCAGGGATAGAATATGATTAGATCATGCCGAAAGGCTGAGTAATAGAAGCGAGATTCCCG